TATGTTATTGTATGTTTGGTTGGTTATGTTCTCGTAATTAAGCCTTTGTGTATTCAATTTTATATTTGCCTTGTTCTTTGATGAGTCTACCAATCAGAACCGGTTCGATATTCGGATTTTGCAGAGCCTGGTTGTATGTATCTATGTCGTATATTTCCATGGTATCTGCATTTAGTGCGAACTTTTTGCCTGCATATGCGATTTCTTGTGCAGTCCATTGTATTGTGGATACCTCGTCTTTTTCCATTTTGTCCACCTCAAATGAAGGATAACTAGAAAATGAATTCGATTCCACTTTGCCGAAACCATAACATACAACTGGTTTGTCTGGCGAAGACAGAGTCGAATATACGTTACAATCCACTGCAGTTTCTTTGACGGCTTGCAAAATTTGATTGTTGATCTTTTGTTTGGAACTGGCTATCTCGTACAGGTTCTCATCAGTGGTGATGGGTGTATCCTTGTCTAATTTACTCACATCACGTAGACGGAGAACAATATGTTTTTCATCTTTCTTCTGATTCTCACTCATGCTGGATACATATAAAAACACCTTCACTGTTCGCAATTCGATTGGTAAATCTTGATGACTACAAATGCGACGGGCTCTTCCTACGACTTGTTCGGGACGAACCATGTGCCAGTAAGGTTCCACAATATGGACAAAGCGAGTATTTTTCAGATTAATGCCTTCTGCACCCGAAGAAGTGATCATAAATATTTTGATAATCTCACCATACACATTATTTTCATTCTTCTTTCGCAGTTGTTCTGCAATGTTGGTGGGAACCAAATTCCAAGAACCATTGTAAATATTACGAACAATTTCCTTTTCTTCGGCGCTTTCTGTTCCTGTATACAGGACAAATCGTGGTTTACCAATGTCTTCTTCTTTTTCGTCAATCTCCCAGCTTCCTTCGCGTTTGTGCAATTTAAATTCAGCAAATCCATTGGCCAACAACATCAATCTTAAAATACCGATGCCCTCAATGGTGCGGAAATTACTATACACCAAATGTAGACCCTTGTTCTCTTCGTCAATCAAATTCATCAATATCTTTTGGAACTTGGGACTGAGTTCTTCCAACGCAGGTCCAGATAGATATTTCGATTTGTTTGATTGGGGGTCGATTTCATTGATTAGTTCGAGCGCGTGTTGAACACGTTTCCCATAATTGTTCATGTCTTTGGACTTCATTAATTCGTCTAACTTTTCGGCATCGGCAGAACTGTCTGTTTCGTTCACTACTTTGGCGGGAACCATATCCAACACATTTTCATTCACCTCTGTTTCTCCGGGAGTAGGTCTATCAATCTCATTGGGGAAAACGAAATTACATGCCGCACGCGAAAATATACGGTAACTACTGGACATATTGAACAACTCGTCTCCTTTGTTGGCCTGCTTCTTTTTACGTTTGTTGGCCTGCTTCTCTTTGTCCGCCTCGATTTTGCGTATTTTCTCATATACATCAAATTGATGGTCAGACATTTCGCACCTTACAACATGGTATATATCACCTTGTTCGGTCGTATCATATGTGGGCAAAAGTCCTTCTTGCGCACTTCTGAAATACGAGGTTAACCCTAATATTCTGCGCTGGAACAAAGAGACGTTCTTCGCGACTTCTTTGTCGCCATCCACAAACGTAGAAATGAAGTCATCAGATACATCAGGGAGGGATTTGTAAAAGTCGACCTTGACCTTCTTGGAAAGGACTTCAATCTGGTTCTTCTGTAATACTTTCGCTACTCTGTTAATAAACTCGTCATCAGTAATATTTCCAGCATCATCCAAGCGAACGCCATCATAACGGTCGAACACATCTGACCCTTCACCACCGCGTTGTTGGGTTTTCTTACGTGTGATGTTCGGCTTGTCTGGACGCTCTTTCTGTGTTTTCTTGAGAACACCGCGCTTCTTCGCATTGATAAATCCAAAAGGATTTCTAGTAACGGTAAGAACATTATTGCTATAATTTACATAGTCAAACGTTCGCAAGTTACCCTTGTCCAGCATGTCCAACATACTGTGAGTGTCGATTTTTTTCTTCGTTTGCACTTGTACGGGTATCTCCCAGGTTTTGATATATCCTCGTAAAATATTGAATAAAACACCAATTTCATTCGGATAATTAATAATAGGTGTTCCAGAAAGCAATACAATGCGCGCATTCGTTGCTTTCATTAAATTATCATACAATACATAAGCAATCGAATCAGGTTTTTTGATTTTATTTACTACTCGACTTACGAAATTATGTGCTTCATCAATAATTACTACACTATTATCGAACGGATTACGTTTAAGGTCATCACTCCTCGCGCGGATCTCTTTTTCAAGAGTAGGTGAGTTATAATTAATATTATCATATTTGGAACGTATCATTTGATCCAATTGATTATCAATGGAGGATTGATGTTCAGCGGTCAATTTGGCAAAATTCGATTTCTCTTTTACATTTAAAAACCATGCGCCTCCTTGTTCACGAATGAATTCCACGGGCAAAGACAAAGAACGAGACAAAATGCCTATCATCTGCGCGTTTCCTTCTATCGATACAAACTCCCAGTACTGGTCTTTGCGATACAGATCATCGCCACATTTTTTCATTTCACTTAAAAAATTAGTTCTCAATGAGGCGGGGGTCATAACAATGACTTGCTTATTTTGTTTCATCCCTTCGGCAATGGCGATGGATGTGCATGTTTTACCAGAACCCAAACCGTGATATAGTAATAATCCGCGGTAAGGAGTGTACAAATTCAAGTAATCGCGGACAATTTTTTGATGGGTTAACAAGTCAAACTCGGTCTGGTCTTGTTTGCTGTCGCAACTCACTTCGTCTGTTACATTCATTATCTCTTTGCGTCTTGGCTCAAACATAGTACGCAATTTGGAAACAAACATTTTGCGATTGTTCAAATAATAAGGAGACGCCATCACAATATTTTTTTCCTTGTCTTTGGGAAGTCTGTCGGTTATTTTTTGTGAGCGAATCACTGCAGTTGTAAGGTCAACTTCATCTAAATCAATCGCTTCCACCGGCGCTTTTACCTTCGGTTTTCTCCCACGTTTTTTTGGGACAGGCAGTTCCACTTGTGCAACCTCTTCCACTTGTGCAACCTCTTCCTCAGCATCCTCTACTTCCACTTGTGCAACCTCTTCCTCAGCATCCTCTACTTCCACTTGTGCAACCTCTTCCTCAGCATCCTCTACTTCCACTTGTTCAACCTCTTCCACAGCATCCTCTACTTCCACTTGTGCAACCTCTTCAGCCACTTCTTTGGGTTCAGGTTCACTAATATCAGGAAATAATGGTTTTTCCTTTTCTTCATCTTCTTTGTCTTCTTGAAATACAGGTGCTTCATCAATCACAATTTTGTTTGTTAATTTGATTGCGGTTGGTTCGGTTACCTTTTCCATATGAGAAACAATCGGCATTTGCAACGAAGAAATTTTATCATTCTTTTTGAAAACCGGTAGTTTTCCGAGACTTCTAAGACGATCCATTGCGAGAGTATGGTTAAAGTTGGATGAAGAACGTTTGTCTACAAATGCAATTTGTGTATGTTCTCTGGGAGCGTCAATCTGGTCAGCGGCTTCTGTGATAGTGTCGTCATTATCAATGTCTGTTCGTACAGTCACATACGAAGGTTCTATTTCACTGGGCTTGAGAACGTCTTCTTTTTTAGTTCGATCAAATATTATTTCTCTTTCGAAGCGTTTCGCAGGAATACCCCTCTTTTCTAACAATTCTAAATATGCATGAGGAATATTCATAACTAAGTTATATAATATAATATAAGAGTATAAATTATCTTCTATAACTGTTTCCAAGTAAATCAAAAAGCATTGGGTAAATCATAAAAATCACTGTTCCCATAAAAAATAAAGGAGAACACTTTTTGATGAGGAGGGATAACGACCCCATTGTCTGAACCGCGCGAGGTTTCAATATTTGTTTTCTGGGTCATATCAGATATGATAGGAAAGGTACAACTAAGAGAACGTTGCACCTTCTGTATATATCTTGGTAGATGAGTTTCTTTATTCGCGACTTTATGGAAATTCTGATAGTAAGACAAGGCAGACAGGTCATCTTTGTGGGTGATTTTCATCTGAATTCGAGTATGATCATTTTTGGTATTCAATGCACCCACATGTATTAAATTCGCATTGAAAATAATAATGTCACCTTTCTTACAAATAATATTTTGCAAAGGGGATGTAAAATTAACACTGTGCGAATATTTATGTGAATGACTGCCTGCATACACAGTAAGACATTTGTCCATATCTTCCAGGAAAATCAACATTGTATAAGAAGGATGTCTTTGTTTTTCATTAAAAAAATCACCGTTGTTATCGCGATGACATGTATTCACGTGAGACCGTTCAATGACCCATATATAATCTTGTAACACGTGCGATTGACTGGTATTTTTCTTTATAAAGTGCGTCAATTTCGGATGCAGTTGTATCTCTGTCTGCAACTCTTTGTATCTCTGTTGTTTCACGCATTGGTTCATATTATGCAACTCTGCATTCGAGAATAATTGAGAACCTACACAAAATCCTTCCATATGAAGTTGCAGTTTGGGTATCATCGTATGTGTCTGGGCATCTTTATCAAAATCGATCAAGGACAATAATAAAAGCAAAAGAACAACAAAACACAACAGATACGCATATCTATATTTATTGTTCATCGTATATAGTTTGTTTCTAAAATAATGTCGCCTTACCAGTTATGCTTTGTAAAATACAATTGTGATTACAAAATATATAGTACAAAACTAATAAAAAAGAATATAGTAAGTATATATAACATGAAATATTCAAATAGACATATATTAGCAGCATTGAATGAAAATGTATTCACAAAGCAAGACATGAAAGAGCAATATAAATTTAGTGAATTACCTGTACTGAAACGCATAGTAGATATGATATATGTGGGTGAGAACAATTACAACAAGTTGTTATCTCGATTTATGTTGATACGTAGTTACCAATTACAATTACCAGAGTATTTGCCGGATGTAATTAATCAATCTATTCAAAACATGAGTATACAGAGTTATAGTGGTCGTTTTTCGATACAAGACCGTATATTCGATATACGATTAATTCTTGATGCACGAAAAAAATATAAGCATCACGATATCGACGAATTTTTCAAGAAAATGTACATATGGTTGCACATTGCATCTGAATTCGCTAGTCCTCAATGTTCGAAATATATGAAAATCAATATGTATTTCACCTCGCATAAAAAATTATTGCCGAATAAATATGAAGCAATCGATAGAGAACATGCAAACACTGCGTTCACGACATCGTGTCAATTAGAAACAGAAATCAATCTTTTCAGAGAAGAAGAATGGTTCAAGACATTCATTCACGAAACATTCCATAGTATGGGTATGGATTTTTCTGCAGATGGGTCGCATTACACCAATCAATTGCTATCGCAGTTTATACCTATTGAGACCGACTTTCGTGTATATGAAACATACACTGAATGTTGGGCAGAGATTATTCACAGTTTGTTTGTAGCGCACTATCATACAAAAAAACACGGGAGTGCAAATATGATAAGCACATTCAATCAAGTATTGAATAACGAGCGACGGTTCGCAGTATTTCAATGCGAAAAAATATTGAACCATTATAGCATGAAGTTTGAAGATATATACAAACATAACGCACTATCTGCTATTCGGCGCGCGAATTACAAAGAACATACACATATAGTATCGTATTATATGTTAAAAATGGTGGTGATGTACAACGCAAAAGAGTTTATGATGTGGAACACCAAACATAACGGCATTTCAATAACTTTCAACCATAAAATGCAGTCAAGTCAGCAAAAGCAAAAATCATTTGTTCAATTCATTGAGAAACGTTTGAAAAAAACGGCGACGGAACATATGTTAGCGAAGGCAAACCGGTATATTGCAGATAATCACAATAAAAAGAACGCGACAATGCAAACATTGCGAATGACGGTGCACGAAATATTATAACGATGAGATATATTGAATGTTTATTTTTGAAAGATTAAGTGGAGAATGCATTTAATTTTTTGATAGCGCTCTCACACGCGATTTGCTCGGCTTTTTTCTTGATTTTATGAATACCTTGTCCCAAGAACAAGAATATTTTATTGTGTTGCGACATATGCATATGAATATCATTATATGATTTGAATTGGTCAATGCGCATAGCAGACGATGGGTCCACCATATGAATGGGTATTCCTAGACGCAGATAAACTCCCATATGGTATCCATTGTCGGTATCGTGTTGTTCAACTTCGAGATAATCAGGAGTGACTTTGAACTCTTTTTGTATTTTTACTTGCAGAATGTTCTTATAATTATCGTCATTGCGGATCAAACTAATCCAATCGACGTGTTTTTCAAAGACGCTTTCAACAAATACTTGAACCATTTGAAATCCCGGGCCACATACAAATGTGTTTTTGAACCAATCGTGTTCATCGTTAATGTCCATGCGATTAAAGTCGAGAAACAATGCACCAATGAATGCCTCAAATAAACAACCCAACTTTTTATGGTTCACTCGTATCTGCTTGGTTTCGGCATTTTTAGACAAGACGTACCACTTATGAAGTCCCATTTCATAAGCCATACGTCCAATAGATTCATTTTTAACCAATGCGATTTTTTTCTCCGTCATAAATCCCTCATTTTCTTTTGGAAACCTACGATACAAATAATATTTAGTGATGCACTCCAACACGCCATCACCAATAAATTCAAGACGCTCATTCGATTTAGAATACAATGGCAAACAATTGTCGGGTTTTGATGTAATAATCACATTATTTTGTTTGTTTTCCAGATTAGGACGTTTGATATAAGAACGATGAACGAATGCGCGTTTATACAAATTGTAATTGTGGATATCAGACTTTACGCCGTATTCCGTGAGCATTTGTTTAATTTCACTATCAGTAATCAATACATTTAGGGGATTATAAGGGTCGAAAACATAGGTCTCCTCGCCATCACCGTTCTTCTGTACGAGAATGTCTTCATCAGAATTCATGTTATTAAACAAATAAAATGAAGTCTACGAATGGTATAATGTATGAAAAATATATCACTTGCATCATTAATCAATTTTATAGAAACAATAAAAAATATTTAGTAAATATATATTATCATGGTTTTAATGAACGCTTCCAAAAATGCGCGTTACGCCTCTTCTATTGTCAATCAAGATTTCAAGGGTGGAAACAAGAAGGCCGGACTTCCTGCAAGTGTCGGTCGCACCCACTGGATGTCTATTCACCTCAATCGCACCAGTCAGAACACCAATGTCCTGAGAATGCCTATCGCATCCAAGACAAGAGTGTCTCGTCCCATCGGCATGAGATACATGTAAATCGATAACAGTGAATAAATAACATATTTAAATAAACAATATAGTTTTAATATATTGTTTATACTATACCAGCATGCGTGTTATTATTGATGACCGAGAACACGATTTATACGACAAATGTAATTACCTACGCATGACAAATTCCAAATTTTTATACGATATACTCGAAAAAGATACACTGAAATTGGGGGACATCATGTTAACAACGGATGAAAACAAACCAGTATTATTAATTGAGCGAAAAACAATTCCTGATTTGCTTGCATCGATTAAAGACAAACGTTATGAAGAACAATCTCATCGTTTGATACATAGTAGTGGATATCCACCACATTCGATTTTTTACGTAATTGAAGGGGGGATGTCCCAATGTAGAACCGATTTGGAAAGACGGATTGTTTATTCCGCAATTGCATCTATGCAGATGTTCAAAGGGTTTAGTGTATATAGAACCTTTTCATTAGCGGAAACCGCAGAATGGATTATGAGTTTGGGAGAAAAAATAGAACGCAATTTTGGTAAGGGGATCATACCATACTACTTAACGCAGCATTTTCTACGGGGATTAAATGCGAAAAGAGAAGAAGCAGAGGAGCAAGTACAGAATAACCCCGGTACACAACAAGCACAAGTATCCGAAAAAGATTATTGTGCAGTTGTAAAAAAGACGAAAAAGGACAATATCACGGAAAACAACATTAGTGAAATTATGTTATGTCAAATACCAGGGATTAGTTCGGTATCGGCCATTGGTATTATGAAGCATTTCTCCAGCATATCTGATTTGATTTATAAGTTAAACGAGAACCCAGAGTGTTTACAACATATTCATATCGAAACAAATGGAAAGTCACGCAAACTAAACAAAAATATCATCGAAAGTATGAAACGGTTCCTCCTTCAAAACAATAAATCTCCAGACGAAGAGACTAGCGAGAATAAATAATACGCTTGCAAATAGAATAAATAATATGGCATAATCTATAATAGAGTAATACAATATGTTAGCACTAGCAATGTCGACAAAACCTAATAACCGGATAAATAATTACATAGTGTCCAGGCTTGATTTATCATACAACGCGTCTTCAAATGACCGAACATTGAGTAATGATAGCAGCGACTTCCCAAATTCGTTTCGTTCATCAAATGATAGTATTTTCACATTAGACCAAGAAGAGTTCTTATCAACTAGCGTGGAGAGTTTGAAGACAATCGAATGCGCAAGTAAAGAAATACCAATCTCCCCTAAGAAAAGAACGCGCGCTCGAGAAATAAATGTAGACGAGACCTATGTAAAAAGTCCAACTCCAACCAAATATTACGAATTGTTGGAACAAAATAGAAAGATAATAGACGAATTTCAGTAACGTATGTCTGCGTGGTGGTTATTTAGTGGTTAATTCAATATCAACATAATATTCAAGAGTTTCTATATCTTCCAGTATTTTATCAATATCAGTACCCATAGACAACGTCCCATGTTTTTCAAGTGCCACTATATCATGTTCTCGCAAGTTTTGAAAGCAGTTATAGGCCAATACATAACTACCTGCTGCGTGATATTTCACATTGTTTCCTATTTTACCTACATTTAACTCGGGAAAGGTACGTTTAATATTGCATAGTTCACTGTTACTATCCATACCAGTATAGGCAATTATATTAGGAGGACGCGCATGTACTACAAAGTTGTCCTTATGAAAACATTGTTGCATCGTCTGTAAATATGAATGCATATAGATTTCTATAGAGGGGATATATGGCGAATCAATATCATATACTAAATCATATTTACTACCGTTTGGTATATTTGAAATAAGAGGGTCTCTTTTTTCGAAAAATACTTGCACTACTTGGTCATTAGTGAGTTCGTTTTTTCTTACCTGCCCAGCAGATATATAAAAATAGGGTTTGTTTTTTGGTTTAAAACTCACATTGCCGTCGTATCGAATACTCATTAACTTCTTATTATACATTCTTCTCATCGTGTCTACTATATGTTTTTTGGAAGACATATAGTATGGAAGTACATATTTTCTTTACCACTTACAGAACGTCAATGGGATTTTCAAAATTGCTTGGAATACTGGGGTAAAACGACGTCTTGGGAGTGGATAATACAGGGCGAGTAATGGTATTTTCCTCGTATTTTCCAGTTTCAATCATCGTGTTCGTATGATCCACGCCTCCCCAGTTAGCATCCATCGCATTGTCGCTCTTTGTAGCTACCTGCGTAGAATCGTGCACTTGGTCCAAGTCCGTATACATTCCAACAAACATGTTTTGCGGATCAAATCCTGGGTAATTGTTTTGATTATAAGGCCCATTGTCGCGACTCGCATCTAAATATTTGACTATCTCGTGGTCTTTAGGTAAAATATCAGAAGATGAGGGCAATCCACCTTGTAATTCAAATGGACTAGGGCGCATTCTGTATATATCCTTCCCCTGCGCATCATTTTCCTGCCGCAAGTACAAGACTGGGCACTTGACCCCCTTATTGCGTTGTATGTCTAAATAGTTAATATAATCATCTAAACTAAAAAATGGTAACGGATTTTTCCCTTCTTCTTTAGGTTGATTCGTAAAATACAATAACAGTCTATCATTCTTCTGAACTAATAAATCAGGGCATTCTTGCGAGGAAAATCCCTCCTTTTTCTTACAACCACAAGATGGGAAAGTCATAATAACGTAAATGCCGGTTACAAATACAATTAATAATAGTGTAATCGCAATAATGTTCATGTTCAATATATAGTATATACTGAAAAAAATAGTATCCGTAAATATATATACAATACTATATGCCCCCTTCGAAGAAAAACGCAAACAGACAGACTGTAAAAAAAGCGAAGAGAAAGGCCGCGAAGAAAAAAACAGCAAAGAGGAAGACCGCGAAGAAAGCAATCAACAAGGAACCTGAAGTAGAACCAACCGTCGTAGTCTTATTTTTTGCTCATTGGTGCGGACATTGTCAGTCCATGTATCCTGAATGGGAGCAACTGAAAAAGGAGTATGCTGCAAAAAATAATTATGTATTCAGAGAAGTAGAACACGGAAAGATTGAAAACGACAAACCCAATTTAGAGAAAGAATACGATCTATCTCCTATTCAGGTACAAGGTTTTCCTACATTGGTCAAATTTCATCCTCATAAAGAAATAGAGTACTATGAAAGTGGGGAACGCACCAAGGACAATTTTATGAATTGGTTGAATGCCGAGGCAAAACAACCAGACGCACCTAGCAATATATTTCACAACATGTATGGCGGATATAAAATTCCCCACACCGGTAAAGTGAAGACATATTCTAAAAATAAGTCGTTGAAAAAACAAAAATGAGCAACTATGAAAAATTGATTATGTATAATATCAAATATACATAATAAACAAAGATAAATACAACCGAACTAGTATAACTATGAGCGAAAAACCGAAACTTGTTGTGAAAAAGTATTTCCGATTATTCGACTACAATGTATATGATGATGGGATGTATGCTACCGATAAAACGTTCACCATTCAAATGTTTGGGGTGAATGAACACGGACAAAAATTATGTGCATATATAAATGACTATAAACCATTCTTCTACATAAAAGTACACGATGACTGGAAAAACAAAGAGATGATGAATTGGCATAGATCATTGGACGATAGATTTCAAAACTACATCATAAACGCCAAAATAGTCGAACATCACAAATTATATGGCTTCTCGGGAGGCAAGAAACACAAATTCATTCGTTTGGAGTTCGATAACACCTCTGCTATGAGTCAAGTAAAAAATTTATGGTTTACTACCGATGAAAACGGCGAGCGGTGTCGCAAAAACATGGTATACAAAAATGTCGAACTCGAATTGTATGAAAGCAACATTCCGCCATTGTTGAGATACTTTCACGTGAATGAAATTTCGCCGTCAGGTTGGATATCCTATAAACAAAATCGCATAGTAAAAATCAATGATGGAGACAAGAAAACTTCGTGCGACTACGAAATTGTTGCATCTTATAAGGACATTGTTCCTGAACCAACCAAAGAGACCCCGGTCCCATTCAACATATGTAGTTTTGATATTGAGGCGAGTAGTAGTCACGGTGATTTTCCTCTTCCCAAGAAGACGTATAAACGACTTGCATCGAATATTGTGGATATATTTATGAAACAGCGAAAATACAGCAACGCCGAATTGATGTCTCCCGTATTCCGTCGCTGCATTATGAAAGCATTTGGATACGATAATATAGCAGAAGACGTAGACGTAGTATACCCAAAAAAAACGATTACCAAAGACGAATTGGACAAAATCATTCAAATGTATGTGAAAGTTCCAATGAACAAAATATGTATGGAAACCTCCCAGGCAACACAAGAATTATTGAACATACAAGATATATTTGAGGATGTACATTCGCAACAACAACAAGAAAGTACTAGCATGGATAGTGATGTACATGCAAGTCAAGAGACTGGGGACAACGTCCAGGCTTGGAAAAAGAAATTGTCGTATAAAAAAAAAATTAAGAACAATGTGAATATTATCGAATATCTTCTCGAAGACACGCATACACGCGAAGAACAATTGAATGCTCTGGATATACTGTTAATGTCCAAATTGCCCCATCTTGAAGGTGATAAAGTGACGTTTATTGGTTCGACCTTTATTCATTATGGAAAAAAGGAACCTCATAAGAATCATTGCATTGTGCTGGGCGATTGTGATGAAGTGAAAGGAGTTGAAATCGTTAGCGTGAAAACAGAAAGAGAAGTATTGCTGGAATGGACAAAACTGATACAAGTTGAAAATCCAGATATAATTATTGGTTACAATATATTTGGTTTTGATTATGAGTTTATGTTTCAGCGGTCACAAGAAACCGATTGTGTGTCTGAATTCTTGAAATTGTCTCTAGATAAGGAACACATTTCAAAAAAGGACACGCGTGAGAGCGGCATTCAAATTATGAATACAAAAGTTATGTTAGCCAGCGGAGAATACGATTTGCGTTATTACAACATGGTTGGGCGACTGCAGATTGATATGTATACCTATTTTCGACGCGATTTTAATCTATCGTCATACAAATTGGATGATGTAGCGGGACAATTTATTAGTGATAGTATAAAAAAAGTCGAATGTACAACGGACGCAAATGGAAAAGAAGTGACCAAGTTGTACAGTAAAAATTTGATGGGACTTCATACAGATGATTTCATCCACATTGAGTTGAGCAGTTTCACATCAGATTATTTCAAAGATGGTAAGAAGTTCAGGGTATTGGACATTGAACGCGATGTAGAAGTCGAAGAAAAGGGAAAGATGAATACATACAATGTGATAGTCATCAATGAACACCAAGATATAGACAAATCCAAAAACTTAAAATGGGGTATGGCGAAAGACGACATTACCCCGCAAGATATTTTCCGACTATCAGATGAGGGTCCCAAAGGACGCGCGATTGTCGCGAAATATTGTATTCAAGATTGTAACTTGGTGCACCATCTGATGAACAAAATCGACGTGATCACTGGTTATATGGAGATGTCGAATATCTGCAGCGTACCTATTAGTTTCCTCGTATTTCGTGGTCAAGGTATCAAACTGACGAGTTATGTTGCGAAAAAGTGCAGAGAAAAGGATACGTTGATGCCTGATTTGGAAAAACCCAAATTCGCGAGTGGATATGAGGGTGCGATTGTATTGCCGCCCAAATGCAAAATGTATATGGACAATCCGGTAGCGTGTGTAGATTATTCATCTCTATACCCATCTTCGATGATTAGTCAAAATTATTCACACGATAGTAAAGTATGGTCAAAAGAGTTCGACCTAGATGGAAATATGCTCCCAGATAAAACAACCGGCGAACGGGACGAAGATGGAAATTTCGTATATGATAATGTACCTGAGTATCAATATATCGACATTGAATTTGATACATATGAATATAGACGTGCTAGTCCGACTTCTCGGGCCGATAAAATCAAGGTGGGAAGTAAAATATGTAGATGGGCACAATTACCGGATAATCAAAAATCCATTATGCCTGCTATTTTGGAAGAACTATTGAAAGCGCGTAAAGATACACGTAAGATGATCAAAACAGAGACGGATCCATTTATGCAAAATATTTTGGATAAGCGACAATTGGGTTATAAGGTAACTGCGAATTCATTGTATGGTCAATGTGGTGCGAGGACATCTACGTTTTATGAACAAGATGTTGCCGCATCCACGACTGCTACAGGCAGAATGATGATCATTTACGCACGACGTATGGTAGAAGAGGTATATGGCGATTTGGAATATGATACGAAAACTCACGGAAAGGTTCGTACCAAGGCCGAATATGTATATGGAGACACAGACAGTGTATTCTTTACATTCAATCTAGAAGATGCGAAAACGGGCGAAAAGATTAAAGGACAACGTGCTCTTGAAATCACTATCGAAATTGCACAAGATGCTGCAGATTTGTGTACGAAATATTTGAAACTTCCAATGAAATTGGAATATGAAAAGACGTTGATGCCGTTCATCTTGTTATCCAAGAAGAGATATGTTGGTATATTGTATGAGGAAGACCCAAACAAGGGATATTTGAAATTCATGGGGTTGTCGTTGAAACGTCGTGATTCGTGTGATTATTTGAAAGACGTGTATGGCGGCATTTTGAATATACTGATGAGAGAAGGCGAAAGCAACAATCTTCGTGATGCAATTGATTATTTGAATAAGTCGTTGTTGAATTTGATTGACGGGAAAGTATCGATGGACAAATTAATGATTACCAAAGCGCTTCGAAGCGATTACAAAAATCCACATCAAATTGGTCATCGAGTGCTGGCTGATCGGATTGGCGAACGCGATCCAGGAAACAAACCCAGACCAGGAGATAGAATGCGATTTGTGTTCGTAGTGAATGATAAACCAAAAGCATTGATGGGGGACAAAATCGAGTCGCCTGATTATATCATTGAAAACAAGGTACCAATTGATTATACTCATTACATCACCAATCAATTGATGAAACCCCTTCAACAATTATTTGGATTGGCGGTCGAGGATATATGGACGATGCAAAAGAAGATGTCTGCGATCAAAACATATCGCAGAGACGTGGCGAAACTAGAGCAGGATTGTGGAGGTGATTTGGAACTGTTTATGAAGAAAAGAGAAAAGATTAGCAGCGCGAAAATCAAAGTATTATTGTTTGATAAAATGTTGGACACAATTCATAATCGCAAGCATAAGATACAAACGCTAGACGTGTTCTTCACATCCAAAAAATAATAATATCCCCATCGTAAATAGAGCCACATATTTTATGTTAATCATATAAATAACATAACATATACATATATATCAACAACTACTATGTATTTTTTTATTCTATCTTTACTCTTTCAGTCCTATGTTTGTGTATTGACTTTGAATTATACGCCCAAATTAGGTAAATATCAGATAGCAACTGTTCCTATATCTAATACATGTGATTATGAAAATTTTATGAGTTCAACCAGTAAGGAATATATGTCTGGTATCGACCACAGATATCCATATATCGAAAACGATACAATGTTTGTATACAAATTCAACGAGACGCTTCAAAAACATCATTTATTGAAGGTTTTACAAAATGAAAATGAAAGTCTACATAATAAAAAAACGTTTTTGGATGAATTTAACCAAAATTATTCTGACCATAGCAGTTATGGAGTTGACATATTTGCAGGAGGATTATTGAATGATTGGGATGAGAACATGCAAATAATGGAGTAATGGTATTTTTTAATTATGTGTATTGAAAGACATATCCGAACTATTGAATGTAAATCCTGGTGCACGGATTTCATAATTCATGATAATTTCATAGGGATTTGAACTTACGTCATCGGCTTGGTCTGTATTCTCATCTTCACTCTCGGGGGCAATATCGTCCGTTTCCATATCTCTATTTTCGTCGGAGTTCGCGTCTGCTTCCTCGCAGTAAGAACACCGGGTACCATATTCTTGCAATGGTCGTCTACATTGCCTGCACCGAGCATTGTAATTACGTATATCATATCGGCATATTGGACATCGGACATTTCCTTCGAACCAACGAGTAATGCCTTCTTGACTAAAAACATGTCCACAATACATAATTTGGGTTAACATTTGCTGTTCTTCGAATGGTTCAAGTGTAATGGGGCAAGTACTGTTAGCAATGCGTGCGTTGTCTGGATTGTATATAATTGGTCTCGTAGCACTTCTGATTTGTGGTTGGGTCGGACGCACAACCACATTTTCCATATTGGATGTTAAAGGGATAGATTGAAACAATATGTCGAAAATGTTCGATGACTGATTTGTCGCTGGTGTATTTTGGGGTAATCTACTCGTGAATGGTGGTTGAGAGATAGGTGGAGTTGTATTATTTCTGTGTAAACCATCGTAGAAACGAGAATATTCTGGACGAGGCATAGTAGGCTGTGTTTCACCGCGCGGTGCACGCGTATGAATATCTTCTCGTATTCCACCAATCGTGTGTAATACTTGACGGATGTTTGCGCTGTAATCTCGTATATTGTTATTGTATTGGGTAGATATATCCCGCAATGCGTGAATAGTCGATAAATAAGTAGAATAATGTTCGTTGGTGTTGCGAGGCGTAGTCAGTGGTACCGGAATATGCGCAGGTTGTGTTGTTGCATCTGGCCTGGGTCTGTGCATATTGAACGACAGTGGATATGTGGTAGAACGATTTTCTACAGGTTGACGAGAAGTTTGTTCTGTTGCATAGAGATTAATAATGCTTTCTAAAAGCTCATCAAGGCTTTGTTGTGTATTGTGTTGACGTGACATTTATAAGTATTGTAAACAATGTAAAGATATTATTAGTATAGAAAATAATATCTATATGGATTTAACGAAATATAATGAAAAGGGATTGATTGGATTGCATAATTTGGGTAACACGTGTTATATTAATGCGTGTATTCAGATATTAAGCAATACATACGAATTAGACAATATTATTAATAGCAAATCGTTTCAAGACCACTTGAAAAATGATGACGATGGGGTCATAACGAAAGAGTGGAACGATTTGCAAAACGTTATGTGGAGTAAAAATGGTAGACTTAGTCCACAACGATTTATTCATTTTGTCCGCGCCATTGCACAGAAAAAGGGATATACATTGTTCAGTGGGTATTCTCAAAATGATTCTTGTGAATTCATTATGTTTTTTCTGGAAATCATTCACAAGAGTGCAAGTCGCCAGGTATCCTTTTCGATTAATGGAAATCCGAACAATGAGATAGATAAATTGGCGTTGCAATGCTACAAAGCAAAGAAGGAGATTTACGAAAAAGAATACTCCGAGATGCTGGATTTGTTTTACGGCATATACTTTCGCAGGATTGTATCCATTTCCACCAAAAAAGTCCATAGCATCAACCCAGAGCAGTTCTTTTTGTTGAACCTTCCAATCACAGGCAATAACAATACTCCTCTAATCACCCTTGACCAGTGCTTACAAACATATTTATTACCCGAACCCCTTACTGGCGAAAATGCGTGGTATAACGAGGAAACAAAGGAAAAAGAAGATGTGTATATGGAGACTGGGTTCTGGAGTATTCCGCGGGTATTTGCGGTGAATTTTTCGAGATTTAGTCCATTTGGTCAAAAAATACAACATAGCATCGACTTTCCTGTTGATAACTTGGATATGAGTTCGTATGTAAGTGGTTACAATCCCGAGAGATATACATATGAATTATACGGAATTATAAACCATATCGGCAGTATAAACAATGGTCACTATACAGCTTGTGTTAAAAATAGCCAAAACGAATGGTATCATTTCGACGATGAAGTCATTCAAAAAATATCGAGCGAGAAGTTGTTAAAAACCAATTACGCGTATTGTCTATTTTATCGTCAAAAAAATAGTTTATCATAAAAAAAATAGTTCGTTATTATATATTGAAACTTAACATATGAGTGATACTGTTGATATGTCTAATGATGTTATATCCGACAAAGAAAATTCTACTATGAATACAGAAGATAACCTAGTGCAAATTGAACCTGAACCTACAAATGAAAGTGGTGTAGTGGACAAGCTATTTGCGATGGATACGCCTACCATGATAATGATATTTGCTGGTATCGTGATTGTATTCTATTTGCTTTTAGGAAGGTTGTTTGGAGGCAGTTCCGATAGCGGGAGTCCCGTAAATGGTTTTATTGGTAAAATGGTCGATATTGTAGTGTTCGGATCACTAATATTATGGGGTATATTCTACTACCAGAGCAAATCGGGCGACATTATGAACGAAGAAGATTTTAGTAACTTTTACAATTGGGTCGTTGAGTATTTAGATGATGTGAATTCCATGTTTTCATCTGGTTTCTTGTTACTTGGATTGTATTTGGTTGTCTATTTATTCGCCATTCCTATGACCAGTCAAAACAAACCTATCAGCATTTCGATTATTGAAACCGTATTGATTTCCACATTCGTTATGATCATTTTCCTTAGTTTTTTCAAACATATATTGGACATTTCTATCATGGATGCAATTGATGCGATCAAGAAAGCCATGTTTGGTGAAACGGAAGAAGTCGTTATTCCGATTGATATAAGTGGGGAGTTGCAATTGCCTGAAGAACAAGACGAAGTGTTCAATATTTCTACCAATTCGTTCACATACGAAGACGCGCAAGCAGTATGTAGCATTTATGATGCAGAATTAGCAACTTATGATCAAGTTGAGGAATCGTACAACAATGGGGCTGAATGGTGCAGCTATGGATGGTCTGCGAATCAAATGGCGTTCTTCCCTACCCAGAAGAAGACTTGGGAAAAATTGCAAAAGTCGGACAAACATAAGAACAACTGTGGACGCCCTGGTGTGAATGGTGGGCATATTGCGAACCCATATATCAAATTCGGCGTAAATTGCTATGGTAAGAAACCCAAGGCGAGTGATGGCGATTTGAAGCGCATGAAAGCGAATAAGGTACCCGAATTACCTCCTAGCAAAGAAGACAAAGAAAGACAAGACAAAATTCAAAAATGGAAGGACAATGCGGATGAAATGTTGCGTGTGAATGCATACAATAAAAAACGTTGGTCCAAATATTAATCAATTGCCTAGATATTTTTATAAATCAATTGCTGCTCAACAGAGATTGCATATAAAATTGATTTATAAACCGCGTATTCGTCTATTTGCAAACAGAATATACTACTAAAATATGAACGAAACTCTACTTACGCTATCTCTTTGCATTTGCATGTTTACATCATGCTTTGCTGGATATAATACATTTGTACAAGATACACCCAATCAAATATCAGAAAATGTGGTAGAATATGATAATGAACTATTATCGCAGGCGAAGAGCGTGTTGTATGATTACCATCACCAAAATAAATGTATATCAAAATCGTTGCTTCATACTCGTCAGAAACTGACGAACCGATACCAACAATACAAAATAATGAAAAAAGACAATGAATTTCAAATCCCTAGAAAATATATGGAACTGCGTATGGACGAGTTCTTTAATTACTTGCAATCGATGCCCCCAATATAAATATAAATTGGATTAAATCATTATAACATAGTCGTCACGTTTTAATGATTTTTTCTTATTTTTCGCGTTCTGTTGTGTTTGGGTTGTTTGGAAACAGCTTGAAACATCGAATCAAATAATTGATCGGGAATAGTCGACACCTTATTTGGTTTTATATTCACACCGGGACCGCTGCATTGTGACTGCAATACAAATCCTGCTGGTATGACTAAATCTGCGAATTTGTCCAATGACTGCGGAATGTAGGAAGGTGATCCGCCTCCATAGTTGGTTATATTCTCGTTCATAAAATTCTTCAAGGAACATCCACCTATTGTTTTATCAGCGTTGTATTGATACTCCATTTATACTATCAATAGATAAATTACTTGTTGTAATGACGCTTAATGTCTACATAGGTATTGGTTTCGCGTTTCTCTTTCAGATATTTGATAATGAACTCCACTTGGTCATCTTCTGCAATGATTTCGTGCAACCGTTTTTCAATGTACCCGAACGAGAGTGGAGTATATTCTTTTTTTTCAAAGAAACGTAATTCTCCGTCACTAATCTCAATATGACTATTTAATTTGTTCTCCGTCATATACCCACAAATATCTTTTCCGAGTTGCGTTTTCATTTCACGCATCTTCTTCGTTTTTTCGTTCACTTCTTTTAATTTTCCTTCGATAAATACCCATTTTTGAACATTTTCAGTAAGTTTATTTTTATCAAACTTTTCAACGAGTTGGTTTGGTGGGTTCATTTATCTTTACTAAATAAGCATATTTTATCTTGCGCACATAAATGTGTACAATCTATATTCCTTTAATACAGTATTCGTTGAGATTACGCTGGATGAATGGTTTCATATAATATTACTTTTCCTGATATCCGTAACAATATAAACAAATTTACCAAAATAATAATGAACAGAAACAAGTTGAAAAAGCAAATACACCACACATAAATATAAATTTCATTGTACACGATGTCGGTAACTGGTAGCAATATTTCTTTTATATTTTGCTTCATCTCTTTATCTTTAAAAAATGATAAAAAAGAATCTTTGATTGTTCCCATAATTTATTTAGAATGTTATTTTTAATTTTGTATTTGGACGAATTGATTCGTATAATAATGTAAATAAAGAACTGCCTTCTTATATATTATATTTGAATTATGCAGACGATTTATCGCGGAAACAAGACCTTTCAGCAGTTTGATTTTCAAAAAGTATCTCTAAGTTCACCTATTCGAGTTGGAAATGGAAATTACTTTATGAAATACAAAGCGAATGACCAATCTTTATATGTCCAGCCTCCTCAATGTTTGACTAAACAGGGCATTCTTAATGTATCTAAAAAATATTACATTGATTTGCTCTTTACGAATGAAGATGCCGATTTTATTCAGTGGATGGAAAAATTAGAAGAAACGACGGTCGAATATATCTATAAAAATCGTTCCAAATGGTTTGATGGAGATATGGAGAAAGACGACATTGAAAATTATTTTTCGTCTCCATTCCGAATATTCAGATCGGGTAAATACTACATTCTGCGCGTTAGCATTGCTACATCATTGGGAATGCCGGCAATCAAAGTGTATGATAGTGATCAGAATGAAGTGTCGGTGGATGATATCAATGATACCACGCAAGTAATGTGCATTTTAGAAATAAAGGGAGTTAAGTGTGGAACTCGAAACTTTCAGATGGAACTTGAAACAAAGCAATTAATGATTGTAAAGCCGAGCAACCCATTTGATAAATGTTTGTTTGATGCGAATGTAGACGCTTCCATCGCAATCAAGCAACCAGTGGATATGGTAGAGGAGGCAGCACCCCAACCAGTGGATATGGTAGAGGAGGCAGCACCCCAACCAGTGGATATGGTAAAGGAGGCAGCACCCCAACCAGTGGATATGGTAGAGGAGGTACTTGTCGAAACCGTGGACGAAACGAATAGTACGGAAGACGACTATATAACATATGAATCTGAAAATATACCAGAAGTTCCGGTAGATATTTCATATAATTTAGGAAATACAGTAGAAAACGAAACTACTGATCAAGAAGACATACAAGAACCAACTACTATTTTAGAAACTACTACGAACGACCAGGATTTAGGAGAACAATTAGAAATTATGGAAGATACATTTGATATCGCCTCGAATGAAATGGAGGAAGTATCATTTCCGTTGGATGATCTGGAAAAGGAAACACCCATTCAATTAAAAGAACGCAACGACATTTACTATGAAATGTATTATGAAGCACGAAAAAAAGCGAAGATGGCCAAGGAGATGGCTTTGAATTGTTATTTAGAGGCAAAGAATATTAAAAATACATATATGTTGAACGACCTTGAAGAAAGTGATAGTGATGAAAATATAAGTGAATTTTAGGAATTTATAAAATTATAGAGCAAATAATTTTATCAAGCGTTTATATATAAGTAAGCATGTTCAAAAAAATACAATCTGGACTCGCAAAGTTCTTCACCAAAGATAAGACCACCATCGTTATGTGGGCTCTTCTTTTAATTATCCTGGGTGGTGCCCTTTATACCTACAATAACGGCAAACTTCTCGTCCGCGACAATATGGAAACTGGTGTCGCCAGCGAGAAGAATGTAAAGATCGAGGAACCCAAGAAGGAGGGCGAAGTGAAGCCCAATGACGCTCCCGTTCTTGGATACGAGATGCAAAACGTGGCCAACCCCGCTGACCTTCTCCCTAAGGACGAGAACAGCAAGTTCGCCGAGCTCAACCCCAACGTGATGACTGCTGAGGGTGTTGCCGGTGGCGACATGCTTGAGGCTGGTTACCACATTGGTCTTGATAGCGTTGGACAGACCCTGAGAAACGCCAACCTGCAGCTTCGCTCTGACCCCGTCATTGCCAAGAAGGATGTTGGACCTTGGATGACCAGCACCATCGAGCCCGATCTTGGTCGCACTCCCCTTGAACTTGGTCAGCGTTAAGCGACTTATATACTAATTGTACAATAACAATAATATTCATTCAATACTATTGTTAGTAAGTAGAAATATACACGCATTATATATAATGGCTTCGTCGGACACTTTAGGATGGATTATGATAATCCTCGTTTTATTTATAAGTTACTATGTTTACTCCGATAATATAGAAAGTTTTCAATTAAAGTGCATTGTTTCTGGTGTAGATGGAAATAAATATTGTGTGCGTGATAGAAATGATATCAACCAAGCAGCAGATTTATTAGCAGAAGTGACAGTGAATTGCAAAAAATTAGTGGAATATGTAGGCAAAAAATATGCAGATCGTGAAAATGTGAAGCGTCTAGTAGAAAACTTCAATCCCAAAAAAATAACAGAAACGTTACCTACAAGTACGTATACTGCTTACAGTGAAAATAAGGGCGAGAAGGTAGCATTTTGCTTGAACCAGAAAAAAGAAAACAACAATCGCTTGATCGATAAGCACACCTTAACTTTTGTTGCCATTCATGAATTGTCTCACGTCATGACCAAGTCCATCGGACACAAGAGTGAGTTCTGGGAAAATTTCAAGTTCTTACTGGAGTGTGCGAAGGAAGCCGGCATTCATGACCCAGCTGATTATAAAAAGGAGCCTCAACAATATTGTGGTATGAAAATCCAAGACAGTCCCTATTACGATGCGTAAACGGGTGTATGTTGTCTATAAAATTGAAAAAGTTATAGACAACCAGTGTATATCAGTAAAAACTATACCAACTATAAGCAAATACTTTCACAAACTCCACTATGTTAGTCAAAGATATCGAGAACGACTTCATACAGCGTATGACCGCTACAGGCAATAATCCTAGTCGCAGTCGATTGTCGAAGTCTATGGATAGCAAATGCACTCGTATCTTGCACGATGCTCTTACGAACATACGCAATTACATTACAGAAAATAAGAATAATCTCCCTCCCGAACTATCTGACACGGGTTACACCGTGCAATTTGGAGTTATAACGGAAGAACCAGATAGCGTAATGGAATACATTTCGGACCTCATGTTGACGAATACGAGCGACATTCATGACGACACGCCTAGGAAGGAGGGAGGGGTATACAAAGGGTTCTATTGCCTTTTGACGAATGAGTATTATAGTGTATCTAAGTACTATGAAACTCCATATGAATTGAACACCGGCGACATAGGCACTTTCCATTCGATTGATGCTGTCGAAGATATTCCATATAAATCGGGGAGTTCACTCCATCGCCTGTTCACATTTGTTTCTGAAACACACACAAAATACAATAGGTTGTGTGATGAAGTGTATTTTGAGTATCAGCGCGTTCACAAAGAATACCGAATTCGTCATGTATACGAAGCAATCATGCATCTAAGTACCATATATTCAAGCTTATTGGGCTACAACAAAAGACAACAAGAGATGTATAAAGTATTTGTTACCCACATTAATCGTTTAATCGATGATATTGGAGATGAAATAGAAACAATATCTGTAATGACTAACCCAAACGATAGAAATAAGGCGAGACAGACATATTACGTCAAATCACAGTGCGATATGGAACAAGTATGTAATCAAATCAAGCAATGGCCGATAGAGACACAATTGCATATTCGCAGATTGACTGACCGGTATGTCGCTAGCAGGGACATATGCGGCATTATCAAAGAATTCTTGTAAACAAAATTGTAACATCATAAAAAGTAGACATTTCTATTTTTTATGTTAGGAAATTAGGATGGGACTTATGCGACAAGTCTCAGACCGCCAACCAGATTGGCGCCCAGACCGAAACCGGCTCCACCGCGAGCGGACTCACCCATGGAAGGGATGAACACATCAAGGATAGCGAAAGTGGCGGCGGCAGTGAGGGCGATCACAATAATCTCCTCCACATTGGGCTGCTTCTTAGGGATAGCGAAAGCAGCAAGGGCAACAACAAGGCCCTCGATCAGATATTTGATAGCACGTTTAACTAGCTCAGTAAGGTCGAACATTGTATTATATTATATTGTAATATAAAAAATATTTTGAATTTCTAAATATTATGAAAACAACTAATCGAAAAAACACTTAAATAGTTCATCTTAATCTACAAATATAGTATAATATGAGTTACGATAAGAAACTCCTCGACGACGGGACCGAAAATCCTAAATATATTGATTTGTGCGATGAAGATCAGTCTATCGCCGGTCAGAAGTTTGCTTGTATGTCTTTCGTTTCTCCTGAAAAGATTTTGAAGAAACGCGAGGTATATCTATTTGACCAGTTTATCAAGAATTGGGAGTTTTCTAAATCTATGGAACGTTATTTTGATTTTATCCATTTTATTGCCTATAAATACAATGTGAAGGTGGAGGGACTGATTGAGGATTTCAATGAGTTTGTGAAGGAGGAGTCTGATAAGTTGAAGAAGAGTGGAATTGAGGACGACTATAAGAATTTCCTAGACAAGCAGGAAGATAAGCTGAATGAGAAGTTCGGTCGCGAACATGCATTCCAGACAAGCGTACGTGGTCTAAAAGTGCGTGGCGTATATCCTAGTCAGGATGAGGCGGAGGATCGCTGCAAGAAGCTGCGTGAGCAGGACCCCAATCACGACATTTACGTTGGTCCTGTAGGTACGTGGATCCCTTGGGACCCTGATGCATACAAGACTGGTCGCGTAGAGCACATGGAGGAGGAGCTAAATGCCCTTCACAAGGAGAAGATGAAGAATGAGGAGATGGCCAAGAAGGAGTTCGAGGAGCGCGTTCGCGATACCAAGAAGAAGGCGATTATGGAGAACATTGAGAAGGCCAAGGCAAGCGGCAATCAGCTTACCCAGACGATTGATGAGGACGGCAATTTGTCTGGCGTCACCGAGAATGTTGACTTTGACTCTCGCGAAGTATCTGATGTGGAGACTACCCAGCTACGCAATGAGCTTCTGATGACCTCTAAGACTCAGGAGGCACAGAATGGTAACATTGATATGATTGTGGAGGATGTCGATCAAGACGACAAGGAGTAATCTGACGTTTTAATCATCAAATAAAAAATAATTTTGTTTTGTAAGTCATAAGCATTTACAAAACAACAATACGTATATTATTTATTGATCATCACTTCTTTGATGACGCTTCTAATAATTTTATCTTTGAATTGGCGAGTTTCCAATTCACCCATGCCGCCTAATATCGCTTGTGTTAGTTGTACATAATCCATATTTTCAGGGGAATCGAATACTTGGTATTCTGGATGTTCGTCCGTCCATTTTTTGATATTTTTGCAATTTTTATTCGATACTTTATCTACTAACCCTTTTAGTGCATCTTTTGAATTGTTTTCTTTGGACCATTCATCATTGTTTCGAATGTATAGGGTTTCCCGTTTCATATCAGTGCAATGAAGAGGACGTTTACATATATCTAATTCTTGTAATTTATTCACCAAAATACGTGAAATACCCCCTACATACCCCAAACGACCGGTCTCCGTAAGATCTTCCATATCTAATTGCATGCTTTCAATAAATTCCGACATATTGATGGCGTCTTTGCATTGTTCGTTCAAAAAGAAATTCAAATTAAACTTCTGGTTGTTGTTAATCGTATTGTTATTGATTGTATTTCCCGTGTGCTTCACCGTATCAATCAGCTGTTTATGTAAACCATGAATTTCTTGCTGTTGTTCCGTTAATAATTCTTTGAATTCCTGGTTTTGTTTCAATATTTCTAACAAATTGTCTTTTGATACCTCACTGGTCGTTTCTTTTGTGTTTTTGTCGTTCATTGGTTCAGATTCTATTACAATTAACTGTTGACTACATTTTTTATTATGCCTCCATAACCCAGTTCGGTCTTTGTATGATTTATTACATAATCTACATTTATGCAGTGGGGATTTTTGGGGACATTCTTGTTGCCGATCCGTTGCTTCCGCATGCTTACGTGTGAGTAAATGTTTACTGAAATCTTTTTTATTGCTTGTATTATAGTAACAATCTTTGCATTCAAAAAATATGGGGATTTTTGGGGATTTTTTGGTGGACATTTGTTGCTGATATATAGCAACATAAAAATCCCCTAAATTGGTTTTCGACAAAATAATAAAAAAAGTATGCAGCCAAATATTTCACTCAAAAATCAAAATCACTGCATTATGCGATGAACCCGTTTTTAGAAAACTCTTTTCCAGAAACTTTCTCACAAAAATGAAAATTGGACATTTTTAAAAATGTCCAAAAGTGCAAAATCAAATATACTTTCCCATGTAAAAAAACGACTAAAATGAAATTAAGTTATATTTTCTAATAATCATCATAATATCTATGGAAACTACGATATAAATGAGGTAGTCATAGGATTGACGTTCTTTGTTTGTAATATACGACATAATATAATAGGGAATGTCCTTGTGGTTCTGATTTTTATCTAATTCACACGCATTGTTGTACCATTCACTAATGATACAATTGCCGAAGATATTCCAACCCGCAATAATGGCGAGAACATAAAATAAATGTACTTCAGGATAACCCAATATTAAAGAACCGAACCACGAATAAATAGAGACGAAGTGATGCAATACACTCACTAGATCTACTTTGATGCTGGGGTTATTACAATCGCTATGAAATTTATCATTCGCGAAGGATAGAAGCGCGACGAAGATAAATATAGCAAGGGGCTTGTGCATTCTATACTATTACAAAATATATTGTGATAACTAGAAAGATAATATTCTGTATTTTTATTCCAATTTGTACACCATAAAATTGAAACAGATACCTCTACATCGGCTATCACAACAAAATAGACACATATCAATATAACAACACAAGATGTTTGGTTCAGCAAACGAGGCAATGTATAACAAATATATGGTGCATTGGACGAAATGGTCCAACATGCGTGCAAGCGTATATAATGAAAATTTATTTATGTATATGATGAATGCGTATCTTCATAATAAAAACCTAGGACCAGCGTTTCACTATGAAAATCTGATGGACATATTGATCACATCTTCTACTAAAAAAAAATCGAAATACGAGAACCTACTAGCAATAAACATTAATCCATTCCTGTCACAAGACGAGAAAAATGAGTATATACGCATATATAATTCTACACAACGTGCTTATACGGCGATGAGCCGATTTGCGTTCATATGGAAATATAAGAGGGCAGTTGTCGGCAATTCAACTGATATGATGATGAACGAGATAAAAAGAGGTGATCGCGGGGTGGTGGAGGTATATCAATCTGGGTCTGTATTCTTATTTCGAACCAGTGAAGTGAACCGCATTGTCGAAAATTCGATATGCAATACTGAATATATGTTTCCAGCACCCAAAACCGTAAAAAACCCGTTTAATAATCTACCGTTTACAAAAGCGAACCTGTATGCAATGTATTTTGGAATGGATAAAATGTTTACAGCCAAGATGCCTATTATATTTTACAACTATTTCGCGTGTAATTTCAATTTGAAGACATTTTATGATAAAAATCAAACTATCATTCGAGACAAAGGAATTAGCGATTATTTAAAAAATACGGAAGAATCGGAACTGTACGACGACGCGTTTGATATGTTAGATTATGTAGAAACTTATACTATCGGGCGAATTCACTTCGATATTTCGGATGAATGTTGTAAATGTTGCATTGTGAAGATTATGAAACCGTATTTGAAATTGTATTTTATCCACAAACATTCCTTAAACAAATATGAGATCAAACAATCGTTTTATGAATTGCGTTATAAACTATTTGGATTGCTGGACCACAACCCTCAGTTCGGACGAAAGCTTCGTGTGCGCTGTAATCCCGGATTGGAGAATAAGCGTACTTACCGAACAAAGTATAATCTGGACCATCCTTGCAATGCGATTGCATTTGATAAGGATAAATACAATGATGCTCATCTGGATGTGTCGTTTGTCGACCAAGAAGAGTACCCATATAATTACGAAGATGGTATTGCAGAACCAATTTTGATGCAACACATTCGCTTCAATCGTAGAGCAGGGAATGTATTAAATGATGAGAGTGTAGTTTCGGAGACAGACTCGGATGATGAGAGTGTAGCTTCGGAGATAGACTCGGATGATGAGAGTGTAATTTTAGAGACGATCGTTCAAAATGATTCATCTGAATTAGAGGAGGGTGAAATATTGGAAGATAACAATGAACCAGAAGTAGAAGTCGGTTTTGAATTGGACTTTACTGGCGATACCAGTGCTGTCCAAGACGACACAGATTTGGAAGATATGGATGAAATAATAGAAAGAGCCACCGAATTATGTGTTAGATTGGACACAACGCTGTTTGAAGAAGCCGACGATAATACAGACAATACCGATGTATAAATTTAATTACCACTTTGTTTTCTTAACATTAATCGATACCGCATTTTTTTTCTTGCTCTTACTTGGGTCATATTCTTCTTCGTCGTCCGAACCCATATTTTTTGATATGTCCCAGAATTCCTTTGAACCTAGACGAAATTTCGGGTGGTCTTCGGCTTTGTACCAAAAAATTTGGTCGGTGAGTTTGTTCGATTTAGAATTGTTGTTAATCACCAAACATTCATAATTTTCAGTTGTTTGGTCCATCACTGTGCAGAAAGATTCGAGGGTTGGGAACATACTCGCATAATTCTCCCAAATACGTTTTCGGTTGGTTAAATAAGGTTCTCTTAGAAGAAATACATAATCTATGTTGGTTCTCAGATTGGGTGGAATGCCAAGTGGATACTGCATCGTGATAATGAGCATGATCTTCCAGTGACGCCCATTCATGAACAAAAGTCGCATCATTTTGTCTCTAGACCAGGAAGCATCGTATAAACAATCATCTAGAATTACAAAGGCTCGTGGGTCAATGGTTGATCTATTATAGGCAGCAACTTCTTTGTTCATTTGTTTTAATACGGTTTTCTGTCTTCGGAGAACATTCTCGATAAGCACTGTATTGTATTCTTCGTGTATAAATAATTTAGGGACATGCTCTGAATAAAAACCGTTTCCAGCTTCTGTTCCAGAAATTACTGTTCCAATTGGGATATCTTGATGATAAAATAATAGATCCCTCACCAAGAAAGATTTACCTGTATCACGTCGACCGATCATTACAATAACCGGACCCTTATTTTCATTTGGCTTGAATGTGATTTCACGCATATTGAATTTTCTCAGTTCTAATGCCATGGTAGAAGTATAATACTAAATACAAACATATTATTAAGTTGATTTAAACGGAAAGATTATTACTTCATAATAAGAAATATTATTAGTTCATAATAAGAAATATAAATATATTCAACTCTTATAAATAAAATCATACTATGTCTAGGTTCTCGTTGCAGGTAATTGAAGACATCGAACGAAACCTTAGTGATTTGAATACATCGAATTTTCACAAAGAGGACAAGGAGTATCCCCAACACTTAATGGAGAACATACAAGAATTTATACCTATATATAATCGTTTTTTGGATGACTGCAGTGACAATACACATACAAATGTGTCCCTAAACCATCGTTATCATATGGTGAGCGGCAATAATTTGTATGATACGAAAGACAAGCAGACAGTTGAACGAAATTTCTTTGTGAAATATTCGCCATTGTTAGATCCGCTTCGATACTTGATAGGTAAATACGACAATTGTGGAGAACATATTCGCATTTTACCATCGGCAAAGAAAAAACACGCGATCAGTAAATTTGACGATGTAAACAATTGTGCATACACTGACGGTTTTTTCTATTATTTGTCGAGCCGATTACAAGAACAATACTATTTTCCGCATGGTATCGATTATTACGGAAGTTATCTGGCGATTCAAAAATATTACAAAATCAACGTAGAAGAGGACCTAGAGTATTTAAGCAATTCTCATTTTTTCAATGAAAATATAAATAAGCGATTTGTGTTAACAAATAATGAATATGAAACGTATGGGGGAAGTTGTAAAAACAAAGAACCCTTGAAGATTGCAAAAACGCTCAAACATAACATTACTTCTTGTTCGCTCGAAGCAATCTCGTTGCCTCACCAGCCAAATGAGAAAGAAGAACATTCCGATGAACTGATTTATGAGAATGCAGAACATACGCACAATACAACACCGGAATCCGGTGCGAGTTCTGAAACCAGCGAAACAAACAGTTCCTTAAATAATAGCAGTGGAACCAGCGAGAACGAGAATGAAGACGAATGGGAAACCGAGGATGACGAAAATACAGAAGACAGTTCACCGTATTCTTCTATCGAAGAAACGCACGCCATTATATACGACTATCCTGTCCAAGTAATATGTCTCGAGAAGTGCGATAATACGCTTGATAACCTATTCGAAAACAATCAAATCAATGAGGAAAATGGTGCGTGTACATTATTCCAAATTGTTATGATACTATTGTGTTATCAGAAGGTATTTCATTTCACACACAATGATTTGCATACAAACAATATTATGTACAATGAAACAGAAGATGCCGATTTGTATTATAAATACAAAAATCAATACTACAAGGTTCCTACACACGGTAAACTGTTTAAGTTGATTGATTTTGGGAGAAGTATATACAAATTTGATGGAAAGGCATTCTGTAGCGACAGTTTTGCACCATCTGGTGACGCTTCATCACAATATAATTGTGAACCATATATGAACGAAGAGAAACCACGCATTGATCCGAATATGAGTTTTGATTTGTGCAGGTTGGGTTGCTCTATTTATGATTTTATTATACACGACAGCGACGACAAAGAATACAATGAACTACAAAGAACCATTAAACGATGGTGCACTGACGACAACGGCAAAAACGTGTTGTATAAGAAGAATGGCGATGACCGATATCCAAATTTCAAATTGTATAAGATGATTGCTCGCACCGTGCACGCTCATACACCTGAAGAGCAATTGCAGTGTGATTATTTCAAACAATTTGCTTGCGAGAAACCAGACGGGTCTTGTGAAATTATCGACATAGACAGTATGGTATATCACGGATAAAGGGTTTCATATATTTTCACACGTAAAAGTATAAAGGTGTTCTCTAGTAATAAGATATGAATGAAAATATTGATTTTATGAAAAGATGCCGTCAAATAGCATCCGCAATGAGAAAACAAGAAATATGGCGTCAAAAACAGATAGATATATATTACCGGAAAGGACGACCACTTTTCAAAACAGATAAGAAAGTTCTATAGTAAAATATACAGGTTACTATAGAATCAAGGACAATTTATTTCATATATTGCTGTTTAAACTCTTCCACGCTCATAATCGGAATATTCATTTCCTTCGCTTTGTTGAGTTTATTGGATACTTCTTGTGTATTCTTGGTAACCACTGCTAAAATACCCTTCTTTACATTGTCCACCAACTCACCACCGTTATTTTTTAGTGCTGCAATAATATCTGCGTCTCGAACCTTGGTCATAACTACTTTTTGATTATATAGTGGATGACTTGTATTTACGCGTTTGGACGATGGCTCTGGTGCACGTTTTTCAACCAATTTATGTTCTAGACCCGTATTTTTCAAAAACTGCACAAAACTGTCCATATTGTTTACAAAGCTGGTTGCATTTTCTTTACCAATTCCATTGATTGTTTGTAGACGGGCCATATTTTCTTGTTTAGAATGAGAAGATGTGAATATATCAGGGAATGCCTCCATAATGGGTGTGATTTTCCTCTCTCCCAGTCCTCTTCCAAGCACATTGGACGCAACCGCAATCTTTGCGATATTTGCATTACGCACTTTGTCTTGAATACTATTGTATACCTTTTCAGCCATTTTATCTTTAAAACCGTCTACTTTATTGAAGTCCTGTTTCGTCATACGCAATATCTTGGGAATACTATTGTATCCAGCATTTATAATGCGCTTTACATTTCCACTAGACAAACTTTCCACTTCAAGCGTTGTAAAAAAATTCGTGATGCGCTTTTCTAGCAGTGTTTCATTTGTATCGAAATTATCAATCATGATATCAATATGGGTATTATTCCATGTATAGGGCACGTTCGGCATCTTCGCATTTTCAGCCGGAGCAATAACAGATTTGATATATGGAATTACATCGCCACTGCGTATAAGTTCAATGATCGCACCCACTCCAATTTTGTTTGTTTCAATAAAATTACCATTGAAACCAGTTGCGTGTTTGATGGTTACACCACCCAATTTGATAGGTTCTATTTCCACACGTGGTTTTAAATAACCAGTTTTACTCACATTCCATTCCACGTCTACGACTTTGGCTTCCGCAACCTGGTCGGAAATAACCATTTTGAATGCAAATGCGTGTTCCGGGTTTTTGTTTGTGCGAGGATAGATGTGGTCATCGCCAACAATGATTCCGTCAATCTCATATATATGATTGGTTCTCCAATCAACCAAGATAGACGATAAATATTCATTGGTGATATTTTTTTGAGAAGTATGTTGCACAACCTGAAATGATAGTTCTTGTAATTTTTTCATTTGGGAACTGGGTTTCAAAGAAGGAACAATCATTTCATATGCAACAAAATCCAAATCGTGAATTTTTTTGTCTACTTGTTTGCTATTAATAATACCGGATACCATATTGCGAGGATTCGCGAAAGAATGTTTGTATTTCTGGTCGAATGTTTGCTTTTTAATAATGAATTCACCTCGGACTGCAACATTGTTGACTTTGGGTAATTTCAAATAAGGAATTAAATGAGATATGTCTTGACCAATTTTACCATCACCCCGAGTGTATAACTTTGGCGTACTACCTTGTGTACTATATAAACCACTTACTCCATCCAATTTACAAGACAATACATAAGGACCGTTATACTTCTTCTTCCATTTGTCTAGAATATTCGTATCTGGCTTGATTTTGTCCATAGAAGGCATATGAAACGGAAGGTCAACTTTGTTTCGACCAACAGGAGCACCGATTTGTTGCAAGACTTCATTTCGTTCATATTTGGTTTCAGCGTATTCTTTGACAATATCAAATTCATTATCGGTTAATAACGGATTGTTCGAATTATAATATGCGTCGTTTGTTTGTGAAATGATTTCCATAATGGTTTCTTCATTGAGTTTCTTCAAAACAGACAATCCATTTTGTTTGAAATCCTTGATATAATTTATAACGTTTTTATTCAGAATGGGTGAATTTGTATTATCTTTCGATATATTTTCAATAAGAGACCGACCATCAATTCGCTTGTCCGGTGGTACATAGACTAGTTTTAGTTTATCAAAAACATCCTTTTCGCTATGTATATCATCATATACTACATTTTGTTGATTATTCTTATTTGTAAATCCGTGTTCGTTCATAGACATCCCCATTTTCAATGCATGTGCACGCATAGATGTATTAAAATCCTTACTCCCGGTAAAATACAAAATCGCGAAAGGATATTCTTTTTTCGTAGTAAACATAAAATCAACGCGCCGGGCTTTTGAACGAGGGGTTAATTTCGCGACAACCAAACATTTGGTATCGCCTCTGGACAACACCTCAATAATCATCTTTTTCGAAATAAGTTCGTCGATTACCCGATGAAATACAGAACGATCGTCAGATGTAATAATAATATCAATATCGCCTGAATTGGTCGCTCCCCTACGATAACTTCCTACAACTTCATAGTACGTAGGACCATTTTCTGAGACCTTTTTGAATGTTTTCATCAACTCACAATCATATTTGGCGATTTCGTTTCGTGGAATACGTTCCAAAATGTCTTCATAATATTTTAATCCAATGCGTTGGATATTATTCAATACTCGGTCCTGTTTCTCGCGTAGTTCGACAATCGAACGTATGTTATGCTGTTTCACCAACTCTTCTGCCTTTTTGGGTCCGATTCCATATACATTTGTAAAAAGAATCAGCGGATCGTTTTGAGATTGTTCCAACAATGCAACCTTACCAGTTTTGGTATACTCTTCTAATTGATCATAGATGGTTGCTCCGATGGTTGGTGTATTTTTTAACTGGTCAACTTGTTTAATGTCTTGGTCGGTACGTAGAATTGTATCGCGCGCGCGACTGTATGCACGTGCTTTCATGACATCTCCTTTTTTCATCATCAATTCAGATGATTTGCTCAATACATTTGAAAACTCCTGGTTCCATGATTTATTCCGTGTAGTCGGACTCATTATATATAAATACTATAGAAGTATTTATGTATGTTTGTAAATTACTAAAATTCGGGTTCTCCAGTAAATACTTGCGTCTCATTTGGAGTAAACGATTTGGTATTCGTCATAACATTCATGAAGTCTGATACATTCCCTTGCATCAGAAGTCCCACGAACAAGCCAACAAAACTAGACAAAAACACCACAACCGAATCGCGCAATACGTTCCTGAAAGGTTTCATCTGTTTGTCCACATACTTCATCTCCACTATCTTGGTAAAGACATACAACACCGAAATAACAAGCGAAAGAACCAATAACTTTTCCATAGCAAATATAATTTGTTAGTTTATAATTAATTATATTTCATAACGCACTTAATACAATTCCTCCACATCATTTAAAACAACTTTTGTGGGGTCCAAGCGAGATGTTTCTTGTTCGTCTAAAACATCAAAATCTGTGAGGTGCAAATCCTTCGTATCAATGGTGAGTTTGTCGTCATCCTCGTCGTCGCTACCATACATGCTATTCTCCATTGCACGAGAAGTGCTTAACTCTTCTAATTTTTCAATGGACTTGGGCGCATCAATTTCGTTTATCTGGTTTACTTCGTCTAAAACTGAATCGATGTCATTGAATGAAAGTGTGGTGACTACCTTTTCATCAGGGTTCATATCTTGAATCGTCTGGGTCATAACGGGTTCTTCCTCTACGGGCTCACGTACACTCTCGGCATTATCGACCATATCGGTTGTAATTTGGTTAGCCTCATTGTTTTCTCGCACGTCCACCTCTTTCTCTTCTTCAGGATTGTCGATTGTCTCTACAATGACTTCTTCCTCGTGTTCAATGCTTTCATCCATATAGGCACGAATAATCTCTTCTGTGGGGATACTCTCGCGAATTACGTTCATAATGCTTTCTTGGACAATCATTTCTAGTTCACGATTGTTCTTTTGTAACTGAAGAGGGGGAATATTCTTCTCAAACAAATACACATTCGAATACAGTTTGCGTGCAACAGAAATGTATACTTTGTGAATGAAATTATCTAACTTGGGAATGGTGATGTCAATTTTTTTTTGTTTGTTTCCAACACGAATGCAGGTCAAAATTTTAAGTTGAATAATATGCACACAAGTGATTAAATCTTCTAAATAATCACAACCACTTTTCTCTACAATGCGCACACGTTCTTTCTCGATTATTTCATTGTTCCATTTGGGAACACGTGAAAGCAAATTCTGAAAAGTCATCAAGTATTTGTTCGCCTCATCATTTTGAATACATATCTTCCATGCTTCGCTAAAAATAGAGCGAACCCCATCTGCCACAAGAGGCGTAAAAATGCTCACCAGTCTACTACACCACTCGTTCCTTGACTCATTCAAGTTAGAAATCACAAAGTCGTCCATTATTATATTGAACTAATACTTTTTATATCTTTATTCGAACGCAAAAATATATAATCAAACAAATATAACATCAATAACTTTTCGGATCGATAATCAGATTTGATTTTATGAAAACATATTTGTGCAGATGCTAAAGAACCTTTGTCTAAACTTGAACAAGCAGAGAACCAATCCATGACATCCAAACAAGAAAATCCGTGTTCATAAATTTCATTGGACAAAGAAACAAAATGCGAATGCTCGTATTCGTGGTCAAAAATGTGTTGCATCTTTTCGCGAAACCATTCTTGGTGAATATTCGTAGTCTGCAATTTGTGAGTTTGGATGCGAAGTTGATGTAGATTTTGTATATGTCCATCCTCATCAATTCGTTCGGGTACATATATCTCACAGAACCTCGACAAAATGGGTATCATCAAGCGCTGTTTGTTTTCTACAACCACGAAAAAACGCGTATTATGACTAAAAAGTTCAATACATCGCCTTAAAGCGGATTGTGCGTCGCTTGTAAGAAATTCGGCATTGAATAATACAATTGACTTGAAATAAATATTATCATTCAATTGAATGTTCGTTTTGGCGAAAAATTTCAGGTCTTCGCGTATGAATTTTATGCCTTTGCCGTGCGCACAATTCACATACAACACATTTTTACGTATTTTTTTCTTATCATTGTCATAAATATTCTGAATGAAATTTTTCAAAATCGTTTTCTTACCCGTCCCACTATTTCCGTGAAAGATAATATGAGGTATCTTCTTGGTTGTTTGAAAGTACTCTAATTTTTCGTATATTTTATGATGTGTGTTCATTAGATAAGATGGGCAGAATTGTTTATTTAACTTTGTTTAATTATATTTAATTGCTTGGTAAATAAATACCGCTCTTCATTCATGGTTTTTCTACAAATATTGCAATGCAAACAGGCGATTTCTACATTGTCGTTATTATGTCCGCGGGAATTATCCCGTCTCTCTAGCGACCATTGTTTGTTATCACGGACATATTCATACAATATCAATACAGGTTCTCTGCAATAATAACAAGTGTTCTTACAAGTATGTAACAATTCGATAACCTTGGGCAATGTAATGAATTTATCCTCGTCATAAATAGTTTTTTTGATATCTTGCTGATGATATCCTTGTATTTTTGTTTTGATCTGGTTCTCGACGATCGAATGAATATGTTTGCGTCGCTCGTCTTCACAACAATGCGATACGTCATACAAGCTATCTATATAGCTATTTTGCATTTCGTTAGTCAATTCGGTTTCAACCAAATTCCACTGTTTGCGTTGCGTAACTTTCCTTTTCTCTTTCACTTTTGTCTCTATCATTTTTTTCCCGGTGGATTGACTATTATGAAAATTACTCCCGGTTTCGTGTAAAAGTATGCGTTTTATTTGAGGCTCCATACACAAAGAAGTTATATTAAAAAAACTAGATAAACATACCCGTCTATATTATATAGAAGAAGATGTCTACAAGTTCAAGCGAAGACGTCTCAAAAAATTTTATTAAGACACTGGAAGATGATGCAAATAATGCGATTAAATTGAAACCACCCCCAACATGGAATAAACTGGATAAAATCTCAAAAAAAAATAAACTGTTCTGCTATGCTGAAAAATATGCAATCGAAACCAAGTACAATGCGAGTGATTTGAAAATGTTGAAAATGTTTTTTCTGAAAACATTAGAAAAGGGAAAGTTAAATAAGATAAAAGAAGTCAATTATTCGGTAGAAACACAGGAAATTACATCGATACCTGGCCTATTTTTCAATCAAACCACTAAAAATTTCACATTAAGAAATATGGATCCCAAACACGTTTCTACATTGAAATCCCTGCCTTCTAAAAGTGAGAAACAGAAAATTGAATAAGTAAATATTATTTACATAAACAATATAATAGGAATATTCTATCATATTGTAATGAGTTTCACCCCCAATATGACGAATAACGATAATGATAATACCGACAACAAAATCAACATCCAGTTCAATGCCGACATTCGGAATTGGTTTGATAGTGATACATCGAATTCAAAGACGGAAACATTGAATTGGTTTGATCGATTTTCAACCGATGACCAGGTTGAACTCACCACAACTGTATGTGAATGTGTAGATGAATATATTAAAGAAAACGCAGATGATATGCAATCATCAACATTTGCCGTCGACATATGCTCTGAAATCACTGATTTAGTGATGGACACTTGGAAAGAAGGCGACATATGCGATGACGACGATTATGACGATGTACGCGACTTGGTGGAGCAAACGTATGAAAATTATAGTGATTATATGAAAATACCGAATTACTGTGACTCGTATAATGTATATAAACTAGACGAATTGACGTATGACGATAAACTACAACTACTCAGAAAAATAACGGGTCTACAAAACCAAACCCAACCTTCACAGAAAACTGTCGAATGGTATGAATTCCGTCATAACTTATTGAGCGCAAGCAACATTTGGAAAGCGTTCGGAACCCAAGCGCAAGTGAACAGTCTGATATATGAGAAATGCAAGCCGATAAAGGAGATTATTCGCGATTATTCTTGTGTAAGTATGTCGAATTCGCTGCAATGGGGAATTAAGTACGAGTCGGTTACAATGATGATATATGAAGATATGTACCAGACAAAAGTAGGCGAGTTCGGATGTTTGCAACACAGAGACCACGATTTTGTCGGAGCGTCTCCTGATGGAATTAACGTAGAGCATACAAACGCTCGATTTGGACATATGGTAGAAATTAAAAACATTGTAAACAGAGAAATCACCGGAATACCAAAGAAGGAATACTGGATCCAGACACAAATGCAGATGGAAGTATGCGAACTAGACAAATGTGATTTTGTAGAAACCCGCTTCAAAGAATACGAGAGCGACGTTGCATTTTACGAAGACGATACACACGAATATAAGGGCGTGATGTTGCAGTTTATGAATACACAGATGACTGATGGATTTCCAGTGTTTACATATATGCCGTTGTCTCACGATTTGACCAAAGACTCAATCCATTCCTGGATTGACGAAGAGAAAAAGATGCAATCGAAGGACGACAATGTATTAACAAGCATTATTTATTGGTATCTGGACGAATATTCGTGTGTAATTATTGAGAGAAACCGAAAATGGTACGAAGCAGTTCTTCCAAAGATAAAAGAGGTATGGGAAATGATTTTGAAAGAGCGCGTAGAAGGATACGACCATCGTGCTCCCAAAAAGCGTTCACCAAGTATCGTAGTCGACACAGAGACCGGCGAAAGCCAAGTGTTGAACGAGAATGGCGAACCAACAAAAAGAGTGTGTTTAGTCAAGTTGGAAAATATTGAGGATTTTGATAAGTAGGCATGTTGATATATAAAAACGATATAGATGTTTTTTTTTATATATTGTATATTCATATAATATTCACTGTATGTCGAATATTACGAGCGACGCCGCACTTGCCATGGAAAAGGACGAGGAAATGTTAGTTACAAAGCGCGACGGTAATACAGAAGTAATTGCATTTGATAAAATCTTGAAGAGAATACGTACATTAGGAAATGAGGCCAATATAAAAATTAACTATACATCACTCGTGATGAAAGTTATCGACCAGATCTATAACAATATTTCTACTACAAAAATCGACGAATTGTCTGCGGAACAGTGTGCGTCCATGTCTACGATCCATCCCGATTATAACGTATTGGCTGGACGCATTGTTGTATCCAACCACCATAAAAACACGAGCGCTTCTTTTGTAGACGTCGTGAACCAACTATACACCTTCAAAGACAAACATGGCGTAACATCCTCCCTTGTATCAAAAGACTTACACGATATTACGAAAGAACACGGAGAAACATTCGAAAATATGATTGATTACAACAATGACTATTTGATCGATTATTTCGGGTTTAAGACACTTGAACGAGCCTATTTAATGAAAATCAATAATAAAATTGTAGAGCGTCCGCAGCATATGTGGTTGCGTGTAAGTATCGGTATTCACGGAAATAATCTAGAAAAAATCAAGGAGACATATGACTATATGTCCAATAAATATTTCACCCACGCTACACCTACTCTTTTTAATGCGGGCACCCCTCACCCACAACTATCGTCTTGTTATTTGATTTCGATGGAAAACGACAGCATAGACGGCATCTATAACACATTGAAAGACTGTGCTCTCATTTCGAAGTGGGCGGGCGGGATTGGTCTGCATATTCATAACGTTCGTGCATCTGGAAGTCATATCCGCGGTACAAATGGATCATCCAATGGTATTGTTCCTATGCTTCGCGTATTTAATCACACCGCCAAATATGTTGACCAAGGGGGCGGAAAAAGAAACGGTAGTTTTGCTATGTACTTGGAACCATGGCATGCAGACATTGAGGCATTCTTGGAAATGAGAAAGAACCATGGAGAAGAGGATTTGCGTGCACGCGACTTGTTCTATGCTCTTTGGACCCCTGACCTCTTTATGGAACGCGTGAAGAGTGGAGGGGATTGGACATTGATGTGTCCAGATGAATGTCCTGGATTGTCCGATGTATATGGAGAGGAATTCAAAGAACTATATGAGACATACGAGCGCGATGGTAAGGGTCGCAAAACGATGAAAGCACGCGACCTCTGGTTTCAAGTATTGGACGCACAAATGGAAACCGGTACTCCCTACTTGTTATACAAAGACTCGGTCAACAAAAAGAGCAATCAATCGAATTTGGGTACAATCAAGTCGTCTAATTTGTGCTGTGAGATCACCGAATATTCGAATTCTGAAGAAACCGCGGTATGTAATCTTGCTAGCATTGCTTTGCCTGCATTTGCGAAATTGGACGAGGAAAACAATGTTACTTTCGATTTTGAGAAATTACATAAGGTGACCAAGGTCGTGACGAACAACCTGAATAACATTATCGATGTGAATTTCTATCCTACAGATAAGACCCGCAGAAGCAATATGCGTCATCGTCCCATTGGTATCGGTGTGCAAGGTCTAGCAGATATATTCTTCAAGATGAATCTACCATTTCATAGTGATGAGGCAAAACAATTGAACAAGGATATTTTTGAAACGATGTATCATGCTGCACTTGAACAATCCAATGAAATCTCGATTGAGAGATACAATGTCGTGAAGGAGAAACACTTCGATAATGATATGCCGGACACTTCTGTAGACAACCTATTCAATGAATATGAACAGCCCCTTCTTGATGCTATCCAAGACAAGGCAACCACTGTAGGAAGTTACATTAGTTTTGTTGGTTCACCCATGTCGAAGGGTATTTTCCAATTTGATATGTGGAAGGTGACCCCTAGCAATCGCTATGATTGGGATGCCCTTAAAGAAAGCATTATGAAGTACGGAACTCGTAATTCGCTGTTGATGGCTCCTATGCCGACTGCATCTACCTCGCAGATTTTGGGATACAACGAATGCATTGAACCAATTACTAGCAACATTTATAGTCGCCGCACAATCGCAGGTGAATTTGTCCTCGCAAACAAATATCTAATGAATGACTTGATCAAACTGGAATTGTGGAACGAGAAGATGAAGAACAACATAGTCGCAAACAAAGGTTCGATCCAACATTTAGATACGATTCCACAGGAAATTCGCGATAAATACAAGACAGTTTGGGAAATGCCCATGCGTCATTTGATTGATATGGCGGCAGACCGAGGGGCTTATATTTGCCAGAGTCAAAGTTTGAACCTATGGTTGGAAGACCCGAATTATTCCAATTTGACGTCCATGCATTTTTACTCTTGGTCAAAGGGTCTGAAGACCGGCATTTATTATCTGCGTCGCCGTGCTAGACACCACGCACAACAATTCACAATTGAGCCCGAGAAGGCACAAATAGTGAACCCAGTTGAAGACGTGGAAGACGAGATATGTGAAATGTGTTCCGCATAAAAAACAAAATATACATAATACTCATGTTTCTCCTTTGATAACTACATAATCACGTTGTATACGTATTTATCAAACACCCAGATTGGTATCCACGTAATTGTGGACCATTTTTAAATAGCATTGCAAGCACACCAATACGTCCATCATCGAATTGTGCAATCCCTCTACTTCTTTGTTATCAAACAAATGCTTGTATAATTCAATCAACTTGGGGTTTTTTTTGTACGAACGCCCCCCTTCAAATTTGGAGGGAAGTGTAATATTGCACACGTATTTGCCCTTCGCCATTGTGCAATAGGTTCGAATGTTCTTGCTTTTCTCAAAATAAGTATTGAAAAGAGCCAAACACTCTGGATGTTCCGTTTGAATGGACCCGCGATGACGTTCAATTTCAACCATCATCATCTGTTTATCAAAACCGATATTGTGAGCAATGATTTTACTCGAAGTAGAATAATGTTTATAAAAGGTTTTTAGTGCGGAAAGCATATCCATTCCATCGTCCAATTTTTCTCGCGTTACGCCAGTCAGGTTCTTGACTTCCTCCGACAAAGGAATGCTTGCATCAATGTTGATATACGAATCGAATTTATACACTATCTCTTTTGCTTCACAATCATACACGATATAACTCAGTTGTGTGATGTAAGGATATTTCTTTATATCACCACCATCGTCTCCACGAGGAGGCAACCCAGTGGTTTCTGTATCAAATACGAGCACGCGATTGTTCTGTTCCATCGTTGTTGTTCTGTTTTTACTATTATAAGAAGGAATGGACGGTTCAATCAATTTTACATTATAATGGGTCTGTCGAAAAATCAAATAAAGATTATTATCTAGATAAGTGTAAGAAACTGGATGACGTCCATTGGAGCGTCTCCTCTACAAGCAATATATGAGACAATCAGTTATCCATATCCATTGATACGTTCTTATGAACCGAGTTCGGCGAGTGTAGCATATTTCAATGGAAAATATTACTTGAATACTCGATACGTAAATTATTGGTACACGTCAGAAGGTTTATTTGGAACGAATGACTTGATTGGAAGCATCAAAACTAAAAATGTGGTAAGTGAATTGAATTCCACACTTGTTCCAATGCACTATCAAGAAATGGACGAAACGTCGATCGAATTTGAATCCAAATGGAACAGATGCTTCGGTTTGGAAGATATTCGGTTGTTTGTGTTTAACGCCAAGTTATATTATTTAGCAACCAATGTAAATTACACTCACGATTCGGTGAATAGTCTGATCATGGGGGAATATGATCCAGAAAAACGCATATATCGAGACAATCATTTTTTACATTCCCCATACAAACGTACGATGCAGAAAAATTGGATTCCGCTTGTATGGAAAGAGGAATTGTATTTTATTTATAAGTGGTTTCCATTGGAAATCGGGAAATTGGATGAAAAACACACATTAGTGATAGACAAAACGTTTCCTATTCAAGAGCCCGCGTTTCGCGATATTCGTGGGTCATCCAATTTTATAGAACACGGGAAATATTTAGTGGGAATGGTACATTATTCGATTGACGGTGAACCTCGAAAATATTTTCATCGTTTCGTTGCTTTGGATAAAGAAACGCTGGAACCCGTCTCGTATACAGATGACTTTGTTTTCTTTCGCAACGGCATTGAATTTTGTTTGAGTTTAGCGATTGTAGATGAAGAATATGTGTGTTGGATTTCGCGTATGGACCGTGATCCTTTGATGTTGAAGTTGGATATGGAGAAAATCGTGTTTGTACATACATTTCAATAGCAATAAAATATGGAAGTATTATATACAAATATGAGTAAACAAATAGCAGATACAATAACTGGAATGCATATAAATAACCCTAGAATTTGCTTCATTTTTGGAACAAAAGAACAAAATAAAAATAATATAGTCGAAATAACTGACGGAAAAGGTGGAAAAATGAACGTTAATTTGGAGAAGAATCATCCAGGCGGTATCCCTGTTAGTGAAATAACCGAATTAACGAAGGCGATTGAGAACCATTTCAAAGAAAAATCAACAGAACCCGTAGTCGAGCCCGTAGTCGAGCCAGTAGTCGAGCCAGTAGTCGAGCCAGTAGTCGAGCCCGTAGTCGAGCCATTAGTCGAGCCCGTAGTCGAGCCAGTAGTCGAGCCAGTAGTCGAGCCAGTAGTCGAGCCAGCACCACCAGCGAAACTAGCATCACTAGCATCAACATTAGCAGAGGGAGCAAAAGAAAGATTCGAAAAACAAATAAAAGACGCAGAAAATAAATTAAACGACGCAGAAAATAAATTAAAAAACGCAGATCTATCTAATGAAGCAGAAGTAGAAAAAGCACGCGCAGAAGTAGAAAAAGCACGCGCAGAAGTAGAAAAAGCACAAGATAACAAAAAATCGACACAAGGCGGCAAAAAGAAACGCAAGACCCAAAAGAAGCGTAGAACCAGACGCAATCGCAAGAACAAGAGAAAGACTTCCAAAAAGTAAGTTTAGTAATTTTTCATAAATAAGTTGTTAGATAGACCACAACTTATGTATGTGTATAATATAAGAACTTATGCCACCAAAAACAAGGAAAAAGAATAATACCCAAAAAGTAAAAAAACGCCCAACTGGAAGAATAACGAAAAATACTACTTTCAAAAACAAAGTGTTCAAAGGAGGGAGAGGGATACCACTAGAAGACGCATTGAAGAATACACTTACAAACGAATTCATTGAACAACAATTACTTATAAATCAAGGCGACAGAAGATATTCTATTTTGATTGATTTTTGCAATGATGGCAAATTTGTTGTAAATACCACCAAGTTTTTATACGATACTATGATGAAACCAGATGAGGACGCTTATGAAGATAAATTGACAATTCCCAAAAAATTTGAAAAAGGTACATTACTTGAGATTATCATAAAGGTAAAGGACGATAAATTAATGTATGCAACACGCGTAACAGATAATACAAAATTTAACGACGCCAATTGTCGTACAGGGGATAGTTTTCCTGTGATTTATCAGATTACTGATTTGTTTCAACCAAAACCAGGTTCTAAAGACGATAGTGCAGTTCCAATACAGACACTACAAAACGAACTAGATGGTTTGGGTAGTTCGGATGATAGTAAACTACCTATTAATACCAAAACCGATACAACATTATTAATAAACGCACGCAAACAAGACAAACAAGACAAACAAATAGACTATCACGCTGATATCGCCCTTAGAAAAGCAGAAGAAGAAGCAAAGAAGAAAAAACAAGAAGAAGCAGCAACTAAAGTGCAAGCAGTGACACGTGGTAATATAGCACGAAAAGAAGAAGCACGAAAAGAAGAAGCACGAAAAGAAGAAGCACGAAAAGAAGAAGCACGAAAAGAAGAAGCACGAAAAGAAGAAGCACGAAAAGAAGAAGCACGAAAAGAAGAAGCACGAAAAGAAGA